ACCCTAGTCAAGTATTTCTTTGTAAAGGTCAATCATCTTTGTGTGTACGTCAATTCTGTTATCTAACAGTGTGTAAACACGTTTCTCTACAGGTGATCCGTGGAGCTGCACGACAGTGCATTTGTGTTTTTGCCCTGACCTGTGCACGCGTGCGTTAGCTTGTGCATACGTCTCCAAGGAACTTGTCGGCCCCCACCAGACCACAGTGTTGGCTGCGGTCAGCGTAACACCATGAGCTGCGGCTTGAGGTTGTATGACAAGAACTCGCGGATCGGGTGTTTCTTGAAAGGTCTTGAAGATTTGTGTACGCGCAGGGGCAGAAACGTCCCCGCGTATGATGTCGGTTGAAATGCCATCCTTTCGCAGTTTGTCCGTGAGGATGTCGATGGTGTGCTTGAACGGCACAAACACCAACACCTTCTGACTGGACTCGTCGATCACCTCGCGTAACACTTTGTAACGATGCGTGATGTCGAACTCCAGCACGTCACTTTCATCGGTGTACACAGCACCAGCGGCGATCTGGAGCAATTTGCTCATTACTACAGCCGCGTTGATAGCCGTTATCTGCTCGCCAGTAATCTGCATGACCAGCTTCTTGCGGAGCTGCTCGTAATATTTCTTCTGTTGGCGTGTTAACTCAACCTCACGCTTGACGTAGACCATAGGTGGCAGGTCGAGACACTCGTCCTTCGTGAACCGTATCGCGGGTTGTAGCACACGGAACACGGTGTCAGTGGCCGTCTCTTTGGGTATCCACTTGAAGTTTGTGACCTTGGTCATGATCTGATCGCGGAACGAACTAAAGAACCTCGGCACAGATGTGGGGTTCACCAGCTTTGCCAGACCGTAGGCGTCAAGCGGACTCTGTGCGGCGGGGGTGCCTGTCATCATCCACAGCCAAGTGTCTTCCTTGACCAGCTTGTTCAGCGTCTTCCATCGATTAGTCTGCGCGTTCTTGTAGTGCGTGGCCTCGTCCACGATTATCAGATCAAATCCGCCAGCAGCGATGTCGTCTGCAACGATGCTCACTCCGTCATAGTTTATCACCACGAACTCAGCACCCTGCGCCAAGATCTCTTTTCGTTTCTTACTACTGCCGTATGCAACGTCCACAGTGCGGTGCGGTGCAAAAGTAAATAGGTCGTTGCGCCACGCGCTGTCCATGATCGACAGCGGGCATATGATTAGGACGCGGTTGATAACTTGTTTCTGTAACAGAAAGTCTGCCGCCCATATTGAGCTTGCGGTTTTACCTGTGCCCTGCTCGTTGAAGCAAAAGGCCTTGCGGTTCATGGTTAAGAACGCAGACGTGGTCTTCTGATGTGCGAAAGGCGCATGGCTACCTGACCATTGATATTGTTTCTCAATGGGCGATGGAGCCTTGATATTCATATTCTTGAGGGTCTGCGCTTCGTCTACGCCCCAGTTCACAACAACCTTGTTGTCAGGCAACGCCCTGCTTTTCGGGATTGCATTGATTACCTGTTGCGGGTTGCGTAGGCGCAGGAGTAGTGCGCGTCCGTTCTCGATTATCTCCACCGTGTTCTCCCTTACGGAATTCCGTAATCACTTCTTCTTTTTGTAGTTGCGGCTACGGTTCTTGCTAGGGCTTTCCAGCCTAGTGCCGTCTTTGTTTCTGCCGCCCTTACTCAAGGCCTTTTTGTGGCTTACATCTTTCCCTTTGCGACTAATGCCCTTCTTATCATACGAGCGTCTGGCACGTTGCCGCTCCATCCTGTCGGCGTGTTCGCCGCGAGCCTTCTGCTTTTTGTATTCTTTTTTGTAGGGGCGGGGGGACTTTGTGTACGGCATCTAGTTGCTCCCATTGTGAACACATTCCAGTACAACACAATGTCTGCGGCATAGCCCACTGGGATGGGCGTTCCAGACATCTTTTTCATGTGCTGTCTCCATGCGCTTGTAGTTAGCCAACCACTTACCCCACAGAACTGGCATCGTATCGCGATGATAAGTGTCCTTAACGAGGTCTCTGGACATGACAAAAAGCAGTCCGGCCATGACCTTCGTGACTTCGGGGAAGTGCTTGAATGTGGCTAACGCCATCAATTCCAGCTGCCCCTTGTCCGCATACTTGGCTGACTTACTGGTTTTGTAGTCAACAACCCGCGCGGTGTCTCCGTCGAGGATAACCAAATCGGCAATGCCACGCCACCATACTTTGTCGTCAAAGAAATCGCAGGGTTCCAAGTCCTCGGTCAGACCCATCTTGATTTCACATAACTTGTCACCACGCTTTGCGATTAGGGCGTCGAGCACGTCTTGTGCAAAATCAAACCTGCTCGGCAGGGGCGTGCCGTCCCGCACATATTCTTCTGCTGCGAGATGGAACGCCGTGCCGTAGGACATAGCCTCGGTCTCAGGCTCTGAATAATCCTTAGCGATCTTCAGATGGTAGAACTTCTTAGGGCATTGCTGGAATGCTTTGATCCTACTAAATGACCAAGGCTTGATGCTCATTCACAATCCCCATACGACTTGCCTACGCCGGACTCACAGTTGATAGGCAGACCTTCTGCCCAGTCGGGTATCCAACGCATACAGTCTTCGACGTATGCCTGTGCTTCCTCAACCTCATCATCGCGTACGCAACATACAACGGAGTCGTGCACTGTTAGCACTACGCGATGTTTCTTAGCTATTTTTAGCATTTGCTCGCCAATGATGCAACGCGCTATCGCTTGGCACACGTTCTCTATGACCTTTCCGCCATAGATACGGTTGCGCCCTCTGCGCGTCTTGTAATGGAACTCCACGCCTCGCTCAGTGGTGTCGAACTTGAGGTCGTCGTAGCGCAACAGAAGGCCTGACGGTAGCCGTATGGCTGTCTCCTCTGGCACTAACTCCAGAACCGAACCGTAACCTAATGATATCTTGCGCGATGAATGTAGCTCAACGAGGGCTTGTTGTGCGTCACGCCATAACTTGTTTATCTTCCAGTTAGCTTCGCGGTAGATGTTGATGACCCGCCGCGCTTCGGCGATGTCCATGTCGAACCCAAAGTTTTTGAGTTGCGCTTGGAACTTGATTGCACCCATGCCGTAGCCAGCACCAAGGATGGTGGTCTTACCGACGAACCGTTGATCTTTGGTCACATCAGATTCCGCTACACCATATATTCGTGATGCCATCTTTACATACACGTCTTCACCAGCCGCGAACGCTGCGGTGAGATCGTCCTGCTCTGCAAGCCAAGCCAGAACCCGCGCTTCGATCTGTGCGGAGTCCGCATCGATCAGTGCATACCCTTCAGGGGCGATGATGCTACGCTTCAGCTTCTTGCCGTTCACACCACGGCTAGGCAGGTTTTGCAGGTTGATCTTGTCATCCCCGCCCCAACGGCCTGTGTGAGCCGCGTAGTACCTTACAGGCACCGGCAGTGTGCCCCGCTTGGCAATGTCGATAAAACGCTGCGTGCGGGTTTCCTCCAGCGTGGACTTCGTGCCCAGCCGTGCGGCTACCAACGCTTGTACCTGCGGGTCTTCATGTTCAGCCAAGGCCTTGAACGCCTCGTCTGACTTGGCAAAGGCAAAGGTCTGCTTGCCAGTGGCAGGGCTTTCCTTCATGGGTGGCTCTACACCCAAAGACTTCAGCAACTCAGCAAACTTCGGGTTGCTCATTAAGTCTTCTTTGACCACTCCGGCGCTCTCCAGCAACTCATCCTTACGGTCACGAGTTTCTGTGAGATGCTGTTCCAGAAGACCCAGATCCAACTCCAACGTTGCCTGTATGAACATACGCAACGTCAGGTCAATCAACTTCAGTTCCTTGCGGGGGAAGTCCTTCGCCATAATCGTGAACAACCTGTAGGTGAGGTCTACGTCGTTGACGCAGTAGTCACCGTATCGGGACAGTTCGGCGGGGGTGAAGTCCTCACGGCGTTTGCCAAGGGCTTGCACCACCTCAGTGCCTTTCTGCCCGATGCCATACTTCTCGCTTACAGCTTTAAGGCTCGCGCTTGTCTCTACGCCGTGGATAGCACGCGCGATACACATAGTATCTGCATACACCTTTGGACGTATTCCAAACCGCCAGTTCAGGATCGCGCCATCAAACATAGTGTTGTGGCACAGGAGCATTGCATCCGACCAGTCAAACGAGTCGAGATACTCTTTGATTTGTTCGTGGGTGCCGCTTGCCCATTCGGTCTCGGCACCGTTCACCTTGACGCCCACGCCGATCACCTCAAAACGAGGGTCACGGACGTAGGCTTCAGTGGTGAGTTTCGACAGGGAAAACTCCCTGTCGTAGTAGGTTTCAAAGTCAATGGTTACGAGGTCCATGTCTTTTTACCCTTGGTTTTTTGTATTTTTTTAGCCAACACTCAGCGCATAGAAGTTCGTTACCAGTGTCAGTCACAGCGACTTCTTTGCACCCCTTCTCACCACACTCAAGTTTCATTTATCTCACCCGCGAGTGCGATATACCCTGCCGCGTCACGGTAGTTATCCATGACCTCTGGCTTGTTGATACTCCTAGCCAGCTTCATCAGAGCCAGCATGATAGGTACATCCTGCGCCGTGATAAAACTGTCTGAAGTGCAGAGGTGAGCGTTCCAGTAACGAGCGATATTGATAGCGTTCTCGTCAAACGCCCCATGCTCCTGCTCACGATCCCCAGTGATGAGGCTCTCTGCTTCCTTCAAGAGGCTTGAACGTGTGCGATCAGAAACTGCAGATGTTTTTGTATTTGCTTCTGCCTCACGCTCAAAAACTTCTTTTGGCGTGCCACTTTGCGCGCGAATGTTGTAGACGTACTTGACGCTACATCCACAGGCTTTTGCCACATTCTTCGGTGCTGAAAGTGGGTGATCTGAAAGGTACTTTGCTACCTTCTCATACTTCGTCTTTTTCTTGCGTGCCATGATGTTCTCCCATTGGCCATAGAGGTAGTTCTAGCTGACGTGGGTCTTTTTCTTTTCTTATACCCGCGCCGTGCATTGTGAGATTGCAGCTTTTACAGTGTGCAAACTCCCTAGTGTAGTCGATTACCGCCAAACATTTCGGACATCGACTGTCATCGATAGCTTTTTGAAAGCTACCATCTCCTTGCTCAACCATCTTCTTCATCCTCCTCCACATAAGTGTGCACGATGGGCATACGCCACTTGGGTATGGGCTTCAGCTTTTTGTTCTTCTTGTAATAGAACTGCCCTGTCGTGTACCCACGCATACCCTTGCCGAGGTGCGACATGTGTTTGCCGCAATCCGTACAGATAAACTCAGTTGACCCATATTGTGCAAGCATAACCTCGCCGATGTTCTTCGGGGGATCACCGCAATGCACACAAACATCACCGTACCAAGTCAGCGTTCCTGTATCAGGATCCTGTGATATCAGGTTAGTGTTCATTGCATCATGCGGTGATGCGAGCCAGTGGTGTTTCTCCTCAATACCGTTGTCTATTCCGTTAAAGAACATCCATCCACCACCGTCAGCAATCGACGGCCGGTCTCGTGTGCCGCGCTTCGCGCCAGCGGCAGACATCTGTCCCATACGATGCGGCGGTATCAGTGCATGGTCTACACTCTCGCCGCGTATGTTTATTCCGTACTTGCGATCAGCCTCACGCAGTGCGGCCACTTCATGTTCCTTATCCTTCACTCGCCGCGCCTGTTCCGTGTCGCGTTCCAGCTTGGTCAGGAGTTTACGGATATCCGTAAGTGATAACTTATCCATACCTACCTCCGATGTGAGAGGGGCGTGCCCCAACAACAAACAACACGCCCCCCTCGGTTCGGTTAGCCACGCAGGGAACTATCAACTAGTGGCCACCTTGGGGTCACGCCGCTAGAAAGGTATAACATACGACGCCCCCATTGCAGTGGATGTGACGGCTCTCACTGCTTACCGTCCGAAAGGTATAGTGACGAGTGTGTTACGCACGTCGTCAATGTTGTCCTCGTTTACTACTAACGAGATACCACCTTGCTCGGAAATCTCTTTCAACGCTTGCTCCTGTAGAGGCGTGGGCTTGTTGCTACCAGCCTTGCACTCGATGCCAAAGAACATCCCCTGATAACAACCTATGATATCAGGAATACCACTACGGCCGTAACCTCCGGTAACTGGATAAAAGTAGAACGCACCCAAGTCTTTGAGTACTGCCGCTACCTTCTTCTTGACCTTCGCCTCTGGTGTCATCGCCATATCATGCAGCCTTCTTTATTCGTTTAAGGGGGAAGCGGAAATGCAGAACTTTCTTACCGTACCAAATCCTAGTGTAATATCCTCTTGCAATTCCGTAGATAGAGAACTTCACCTTGACGCGTCTGTATCGCTTCCAATGAAGAATCCTCCAGCCAAACGCTGTGTACTCCCCTTCACCAAGGTCTTCCCAAGGGCGGGGCCAATCTGTAGGAATATCAAGTTTACCTTTTTTCATGTCGTCCTCCGTCGGAACTGGTTTCATGGGACGACGTTGCCGCCGTCCCATCGATTACGGAATTCCGTAACTACTTTACTGTAACGTGTGGAGCCAACCTGATTATGTTCGACCCAACGGCATCGCCTGTCGGGTAGCCATACTTCTCAAGGCTCCAGTTGTAGTCCTCCTGACCGTCGTTGTAGACAGCTACACAGTAGTTCAATTCCCAATCCTTCTTACCGCAAATCCAAAACGTGTACTTGTCCACGCGTTGTCCTACGTCGTCGATCTCCTTGCTGGGCGGTTTCGGATCGACCATCATTAACAGTGCGATCCGACCCTGTACCCACTCAGGAAGGTCTTCAATAGAAAGGTAGGTGCGTTCTAGTTCGCTGTCAACCCTATCCATACCTATACATGACACTTGGACAGTATTTGTATCGGGCTGTATCGACACACGGTATAACGTGTCAAGATCTGACGACATAGAACAATCCCTCATCGGCGCGGTAGCCAACGTCATCGACATAAGTCTCCGCGTCTACCATCGACAGCACGGACAACTTGCCCATGATATCTTCTGGTATGGTGTCTACCGTGTACCGCTCGAAGTGACTGTCCACATCTGCTGAGAAGTATCCCTTGTTGGCGTTATCCACCGCACCGACAGTAAACGTCTGCTGCCCACGGACGGTAGTGACGCTGACAAAGTACATATGCACCGGCTTGTCACGCAGTGCGCGTGCCTCGTCGAGCGTGATGAACATCAGGGTCAAGTCCTCGGCGAACTTGGCGTCGAGAAACACATGGCCAGAAGTTACGAGATTCCGTAACTCTGCCAGCATCTTGCTTCCTGCGGGACGATCCTGATCGAACAGGTCACGCATCTGGTTGCGAACCTTGACAGAGGTGTCGTTCATAGATTGCTGTGACTCGTTACACGCATCGCGCAGATTGGCTCTGAGCAACTCGATTGGCGACCAGCTACGCAAGAAACGCTTGGCGTTACGCACGGCGGTGTTGAGGTTGACCGTGGTCTTCATGTGGTGCTGATCTTGGTACGTCGCGTACTTGTCATTCGTGATATGACGTGATGCTACGGCGTACTTGTCGTCACCAATCTCTTGGGTCATGAAGTCACCGTACCCAATGAACCCCAAGGGGAAAGGCTCGTCTGGATAGTAAACCCAGACTTGCCCTTTGGACACAGGTGCAAACTGCACACCACGATAGTTCTCGCGTATCTTCTGCATGAACATGCTGAGTTCGGCAGGGGGCGTGAAGCTGTTGGACTCCTGAGCCTTTGCGAGTATGTGGCGCGTTGACCACTTGTTAAAGTTCATCGACATCTGTCTTACCTCTCTTTGGTTGTGGTGAACCCGCAGGTCTTGTTGATCCACCGATTGAATTGCGCACGAACTTGTTTTACGTCGTCCGCTGACTGAACATTACGAATTGTACTGTACTGTGACACAAAGTCAACAGCCATTGGCAAACGTAGTGTATGGTTCTCATCCGTAACAACTTTACGCATGAGTTCGGGGTCGATGTCGCCCCAGTGTCCTTGTTCTTCTCGGACTTGGTCGCGCATCTTACTGCGGTACTGCCAGTCGTCGGTCTGGAGCATCGGAGCCATAGCACTGATCCACGCAAGGTAGTCTGCGATGCCCTGCTTGTACTTGGCTTTGAGTTTCTTGTTGACGAGTACACGCGGCGGCAGTGGCACCTCACATTCATCACCCACAAGATGCCATATGTTGTCATCACCAAGTGTGAATGTAAGCTGAGATCCGTCGTCGCTTGCGCGCATCCAACTGCCACGGTTCAGCCACCCAGCTTGCTTGGCGTGATCCCACACACTGCGCGGCACATACATGCACTTGGGCAGGTAGTACTGTTTGCCACCCAAGACGCAGACATACTGCTTGCCGCCGTGGACATGGAACATCATGCCGCGTGGCAGGAAACGCTCAAGGAACGAGTAGTGCCCAGTGTGCGTACCGTGCCCGATACCGTTGCGGATGGACACGGTGGTCGTGCCGTCCGGCATACGATGCCACACGATAGGCGCGAGTTTGGCACACTCGTTCAGTGTGGGGTGCCCAGTCTTGGCATGGTAGTAGTATCCATACACCTCGTCGTAGTAGCCACCACACATGAGCGCGTAGCAGTTACTGTGTATCTTCTTTACACGCTCATGGTCACGCTTGCGATCGGCGAGGGGGCGTACATCCTTACCCGCGTTTCTACCGCGCATAGGCTTGACGCTTTCGTAGAGTTTGGCGACCTCGTAGAACGAGGACAGATTGACGTATGACATAGCCATTGGTTCTTACCTTTCTTACGGAATTCCGTAATTACATGTTGGATGATTTGACATGGACTGTGACGCCACAGTCCGGCTTGGCACTGTCGTTGTCGATGACAACCCACAGCACAGGACATGACCACTGACCCCACGCACCGCCAAGATAGCCGTCGGTGATGACGATGACAGCTTGTGGTGTGATGTGTTTGGCAGTCATGTATTCGGGGACGCACTCGACGGATGTGCCGCCGCCACCCTTGGGGCGCGTTGACTCAACCATAGTATCGAGATCGTGCGACTCGTACCGTTCGTCCTGACACACTTGGGTGTCCCAGTACAACAGACGGACAGCCTCGGGATGCACGGTGTCGGCGATAGACTTGATCTCGGTCAGAGCCACAGCGACCTCGCGATCACCGATAGACGCTGACATGTCAGTGGCAATCACCAGTTCGTCCACACTCTCGGAGATGCCAGACGGCAGGTACACGCCGCTGGACATGAAGCGTCTGTTGGGTCTGCGCCACGTCGAGTAGTCGTTGCCGGTGCAGGTTGTCGTGATGAAGTCACGCATGACCTCACGCCAATCGACCTGCGGCTGGAGCAAGTCCTGCAAGTCACGGTCACCACCAGAGCCAGTCTTGCCAGCAACGAGCGCGCCTTGGCGTATCGCCTCGTCGATCTCGCGTGCCAGTTCGTTCTGCTCGTCGGGCGTCATCTCCTGCGCGTCGTCCCAGCCATGCTCGTCGAGTGACTGACCGTCGCCGCCACTGCCACCGTCACCACCGTCTTGCGGCGGGTCTTGCTTGAGCATGTTGTACACCTCGGCGCTGTCCATGCCGCGATACTTCACGTCATAACAACCCTTGGTGAGTGGGCCGGTCATGGTAGCGAAGCCATCCTGATTGTCGTCGGCAATCTTGATGTTGATGACATAGTCACACGCCATGTTGGCCAGTTGCTTGTTCTCCTCCCAAAGATGTTTCCATGTGACGAGGTGGCGGTACAGCTTGTGGTAGCACTCGTGCAGGATGAGGAAGCGCAGTTCTGCATCGTTGAGGCTGTCGCAGAACGCGCGGCCATACACCTCGTCGCGTCCGTTGGTGTACGCGGTTGGGGTGGTGTCGCAGATACGCTTCTCGCCGATCATGAGTATGCCGGTCAGCGCGTAGTACTTGGGGTTGGCCATGATATCGACCACGCACTTGTTGAGGCGTTGTTCGGTAGTCAGTTGTTGTCCAATGGCTAGCATTGCATTGTCCCTTCTTGAGGTTGTGGGTGGGGCATGACGACCCCACCCGAGTTACGGAATTTCGTAATCACTTCTTGTCGGCGGCGAACATGTAGTTGTTGTCCATCGCCCACTTAGTGAACTTCTTGTTCGTCATAACAAGTGACTGCTTGGAGTACTTGGGAGCGCGTACGCCATTGGCGAACATGCCCTGCGCCTCCTTGTCGAGGCGGACGAGATAGTCCATCCACGCATCGATCCAGTCCTTCTCCAAAGATGCCAACGTGCGATACACGACCATACACACAGCTGCGGCACTGGTTGGTATCTTGGCGTTCTTGGGGTCTTGCTTGATCGACTCGGCACTTGGCAGTTGGTCAGCCAGCTTGACGAAAGCCATCAAGTCCATCGCGCCACGCTCACCGATTGTACCGATGAGCAATGCCGTGGTGGTTTGGTCATCTAGTCCATCTCGTACCTTGAGGATGTCACTTGCCGCCTCCAGCGAGCGGGGTGTAACAAACGCGGCTCTCTGTTGCTTGGGATGGAAGATGTACGGATTGTCGTCGGGGTCTGTGATGTCCTCGAACGAATAGAAAAGTTGCGGGTTGTCTTTACACCAGCCAAGTAGCGTGTGGTCGATTTCATTGTTGATACCCCATTCGATCCATTCCATGTTGTTGGGTTTGCGTGTCTGGATGACAGCCATGCGATTGCGAGCGTGTGGTGGTAGCAAGTCACCGACACCCTCGGAGCCTTTGTTGGTCGTGGCAAAGATGATGCTGTCAGGGTGCAACGTGTAGCTACCGATCTTGCGCTCAAGAATAAGACGTAACAGTGCGTTCTTGACCGCAGGGTTGGCTTTGCCGAACTCGTCAACCATGATGATGACAGGCGTGTGGTTGTGCGCACCCAATTCCTCGTTGGTGAGGTAGGTGACGTAGCCTGTGCCATCGTCCAGCTTGGCGATGTTGGGTATGGTGATGTCGCCCAAGTCCTTGGTCGTGCAATCGAAGTAGCACGGTGTGTGGTCGGGCAACGCCTTGGCAAGCGTGGTAAGAAGTGATGACTTGCCTGTACCCATGTCACCCTGCACAAGGATGGTACGCTTGTTGCCGGTGTTGAGAATGGCAGTAGCCACTTGGTCAAGACCCAGTGCATACATTGCTGTTGTTGCATTCATGATAGTTCTCCTGATGAAAAGTTACGGAATTCCGTAAGGGTTAGATGTCGAGTGAAGGAAGCGATTTGATGACCTCGTCAACGGTACGCTTGGTCTCTGACCGTAGGTGAGCATCCTCACGCAGAGCGTCCGCGTTGACACCGCGCAGTGCATCCTCAAGTTTCAGACGCGCCGCTTCCATTTGGCTGTCGCCTGTGACGTTGCACACGGTAAGAAGTTCGACCATGTCGAGGACGTTGGTCACGAGCGTGTCGCGGAAAATCTTCTTGTCCTCGGATGCTGAATAGTCGAGCCGTTCCGACATGGCAGACAACGCTTTGTGCGTGCGTTGCCACACGTCATTCATTGCGTTGTTTAGCTGTGCCGAATAGTAGGATTGATAGTGCTCCTTGACTTGCTCGGTCGCCTCGTTGCCGATGTCGATGCGGAAGTCACCAGCATCAGGCAGGGGGATGTAGGAGAGGCGGAAGCCGAACTTGTTGCGAAGCGCTTCAACCGTTGGGTATTCATCACGCTGGAACAAGTCACCCAGCTTTGCGGATGCCTGCGTGATCTCCCATTCGTAACCGGACAGAAACGTGTCAACGAGACGGTTGTACTCGTTCTGGATGTCGGTCATTGCCTGATGGTACTTGAAGTACTGTGCTGTTGGCAGGAGGCGCAGTCCGGTATCTGACCACGGCATAGTCATGCTGTAGTGCAGGTTGCGGCTGTTGGCAGTGAACTTCTGTACTGCGACGAGTTCCTGACAATCGGCAAGCAGCTTCTTGTGTACAGACGCGACCCCGGATGCTGCATGGTTGTCTGTGGTAACGTCTTCTGACGCGCGCTTGTCTTTCTTGCGGCCAGTCCACGTCGAGATGGACAACTCACAAAGCATGGACGATGAACCGATGCTCGGTGCGTTGTGCTGGTCGTTTACGGAATTCCGTAAAGTTTCGTTGGTATATGTCATGTCGTTCTCCTGTATGACAATGGGCTGTTGAATTTTTGCCCTGTTTCGATTGTCCTTATAGTATAGCACAAGTACCATTCATTATCAATACATGGTGAACAGTTATTTTATGTACAGAAATAGGGTAAAACTTGGTGAACGCTGTAATGTTCTGCAATGTACTGTAATGTTCTTGAGTGGGGGCGCACAACGCTTTGGAATTGCAGGAATGTTCTATTGTTCGTTTTTTGAGGAAATTGGACGCGCCTCTCTGGGCATACAGATTGAGTTACGGAATTCCGTAAACCTGCGTATCCCCTCTCTAACAAACCTTTATATTTTTTTGAAAAACGAACATTATACTACTACTACAAGATTAGATATGAATTGGTAAGAATTGATAGGCAAGGACTGGCATTGCCTGATACGCGCCACCACGCGCCACCACCACAGCATAATGTTCTAACAGTGCCAAAAAAAAACGAACATTACGGAACATTACAAAGAACATTAGAACATTGGCTCGACGCGACTCGAAGAACTGGCATCGGGGTCGCTTACGAAATTCCGTAAACGAGTCACTCTGTGCTGATGCCACGCTCGACGCGTCTCGAAGAACTGGTTTCAAACGCACGGTGACACGTTACGCTCGACGCGACTCCAAGAACTGGCATCGCGCAGGCACAAAAAAAGGCAGGGCCGAAGCCCTGCCTGATCTTCATTCTTCACCATATTCCCTGAGATGTTCCTGTATCATCAGGAATAGCTGGTGGCGTGAGATGCCCATGTAGTGACCAGTCTCTTCAGATTTGGTCAGCCATTCGCGCAACGTTTCAAGCCGTTGTTCCGGCGTCACTGGTAATTGCGTCATGGTGCAAATCCCCACCATAGGCCAGCGATAAACACAGTAAGGCCTATGCAGATCATACCGGCCTCGATCGGGCCAGCTAGCGGTATAGCTAGAAACGTCAGGATGAGGCCGAATAGTGCAAGGCATCGGCCAGATTGTTGCCGCAACCATTTTGCACGTTGAGTCCGGCGTTTCTCTTCACGCCATTGTTGTAGTGTTTGCATCATTCACCTTCCTTTCTGGCAGAGTGTACCGGATAAAGCGAACATCAGCGCCAATCCGGTGTAGGAAAAAATCGACCGCTTCGTAGTCTTCAGCTGACAGCGCGGTCATCAGGCAATCCAGACATGCCGCCATATCTTCGGCGGCGGCGCGTCGGACAATCTTGAACGTCTTACTCTTCATGACATGTTCTCCCATGATGGTAGGGCCGGACATTGCTGTCCGGCCCATGTAGTTATTTGGTGAGCTTGGAGACCTTCTCCAAAAGCTCGATCACCTGCTTGCGCTTGGCGGCTGACAGTGACGTG